CAAAAAGGTGAAGGTAAACCAGACAAAATGGACAAAGCAAAAGAAGCAGGAAAGAATAAGTCACTTGCTGCTGGTCACGTTCCAGAGGGAGAAAAAGAAATCTCTGAGATGGGACATGAAGATGGTGAGAAAAAAGAAACATACGGAAAAATGACTAAAGCAGAAATGCAAGACAAAATGATTAAAGCCATGAAGTCTATGAAAAAAGGCGAAATGGAAGATATATATTCTTCATACATGAATGGTAAAGAAAACATGGATAAAGAAGAGTCTGCTGAAGATAAAGAAAAGTCAGAAGCTGTAGAGAAAAGAGTTAAGGATATCAATGTTAAAGAACACGTTGATGCTTTAATGAACGGCGAAGGTGACCTTTCAGAAGAATTTAAAAGAAAAGCTGCAACAGTATTTGAAGCTGCAGTGAAATCAAAAGTTCGTGAAGAAGTAGAAAGATTAGAAGAAGACTATAGAAATGACCTAGAAGAAAACATGGTCAAAACTCAAGAAGGATTGACAGAGAAAGTTGATAACTATCTCAACTATGTCGTGGAAGAATGGACTAAAGAAAATGAACTTGCAATTGAACGTGGATTAAAAGGTGAAATTGCAGAAGACTTCATTTCTGGATTGAAACAACTCTTTGAAGACCACTACATTGATGTGCCAGACGAAAAGTATGATGTCCTAGAGGCACAATCACAAAAGATTTCCGAACTAGAAGCAAAGTTAAACGAAGAAGTAGAGAAGAACATCAACTTCAAGAATAACAATGCTAAGTTAGTTAGGGAACAGGTTATATCCCAGTGTACTGGTGATTTAACTGAAGTCGAAATTGAAAAGTTTAAGTCATTAACTGAAGATGTTGATTTTACTGACGAAGATTCTTTCAGAAGTAAACTTGACACACTTAAGGAAAGTTATTTCCCTAAGAACAAACCAGTTGTTACTGAAGCAACAGATGATGTAGAAACTGGCAACGCACAGGACATAGACACTTCAAGTTCAATGGGGGCATATATGTCCGCTATTGGAAAAGGTGTTAAGAGTGCAAAGTAAATAAATAAGTAGAATTATAACAAGGAGAAACTAATGTTTCAAACAGAACATCTACAAGAGAAGTGGCAGCCAGTCCTTGAGCACCCAGATTTACCAAAAATCGAAGATGCTTACAAGCGTGCTGTTACTACAATCATATTAGAGAACCAAGAGAAATCTCTAAGAGAAGACAGAGCATTCTTATCAGAAGCTGCTCCAACTAACTCATCATTTGGTGGAAATGCATCAATGGATAGCTGGGATCCGATTTTAATATCTTTAGTTAGACGTGCAATGCCAAATCTAATCGCATATGACATTTGTGGTGTGCAACCAATGACTGGGCCAACTGGTTTAATATTCGCAATGAGAGCAAGATTTGCATCACAAGACGGTGCAGAAGCACTTGTTGATGAAGCAATGCCTGACATTTCTAACCAAAATAAAGCTGGTACAATCGGTGGTGGAGATATCGGTGCAACAGAAACTAACCCTGCCGTTCTTAACGACAGTCCTTCTGCTGGAACTTATACATCTGCAACAGGTATGACTGCTGTACAAGGTGAAGCATTAGGTGACAGTGGTACAAACGCATTCTCTGAAATGGCATTCAGTATTGAAAAACATACTGTTACTGCTGTAACAAGAGCAATGAAAGCTGAGTACACAATGGAACTTGCACAAGACCTTAAAGCAATTCATGGTTTAGATGCTGAAACAGAACTTGCAAACATCTTATCTGCTGAAATACTTGCAGAGATTAACAGAGAAGTTGTAAGAAACATTTATGTATCTGCTGTTAAAGGTGCATCAACAAACACAACTACTGCTGGTATCTTCGATTTAGATACAGACTCAAACGGTAGATGGTCAGTTGAGAAGTTCAAAGGACTAATGTTCGCAGTTGAAAGAGATGCTAACGCAATAGGTCAACAAACAAGAAGAGGTAAAGGTAATATGATTGTCTGTTCTGCTGATGTTGCATCTGCGTTGCAAATGGCTGGTGTATTAGACTACACACCTGCTTTAAACAACAACTTAAATGTAGACGACACAACAACAACTTTTGCTGGTGTGATGAACGGAAGATATAAAGTGTATGTAGACCCATATGCTGCTAATATTGCTGCTTCACAATACTACATTGTAGGTTACAAAGGTACATCACCTTATGATGCTGGTATGTTCTACTGCCCATATGTTCCACTACAAATGGTGAGAGCAGTTGGTGAGAACAGTTTCCAACCAAAGATTGGTTTCAAAACTAGATACGGAATTGCTGCTAACCCATTCCACACAGGAACGGTTGCTGCTTCTGCTGACGGTGCGATAACAATCACTGGAAATACCAACAAGTATTACAGAAGAGTTAAAGTTACAAACTTAATGTAATCACAATTGTTACCGACTTAGAAGGGGACGCAAGTCCCCTTTTTTGTTTCTACCTAAATATAAATAATAGTGAAAAGGAAAAACAATGGTAGCAATATCAAGACAACCGACTAAACTGGACTACGCAAGTCCTACTCAATTTAAGTTTACATTAAGTCAACTTCCAAAAGTTGAGTTCTTTACTACAGCTGCAAATATTCCAGATTTAACTCTTGCAGATGCAATTATACCTACACCATTTAAATCTATCCCAGTTATGGGTACTAATCTTACATATGGTAATTTAAATATTACATTTATATGTGATGAGTTTTTAGAAAATTATAAAGAACTACACGACTGGTTAATTGCAATAGGTTTTCCAAAAAGTAGAGAACAGTTTAGAAACTTTCGTGCAACAACATCTAATACACCAACTGGAACAAACGCAGTACCAAGAACAGATGCTGGTGCAGTTGGAAGAACAACTAGTGATAGGTCTATGTTTTCTGATGCAACATTAACAATCCTTTCAAATAAAAACAATCCAATTGTAGAAGTGCGTTTTGCAGATTTATATCCTACATCAATCAGTTCTTTAGAATTTAATCAAGGTGCAACTGATGTTGAATATTTAACTGTTCAGGCAACCTTTACATATAAACTATACGAGATACACACACTATAAATAATACAAAGGATATATAATGACACTTGAAGAATTGAAGATGGAAGTTTATCTTTCATTAAAAGTAAATGATGAAAGACTTGATACAGAAGCACTCAAGAACCAAGAACTCTACGCAAAATACTTAGACCACAAATCACGATTTGAATTACTCTTACATAAAGCAAAGGGTGATTACAAAAAACTATATCGTGAGAAATGGGAATACTATGGTGGTAAGGCTGATGCAAAAATCTATGTCACTAAACCATTTGACCTCAAAGTATTAAAGAGTGACCTAAGTGTCTACATAGAATCAGATGAAGACATTATACAAATAGAACATAAAGTAGCATACCTTGAAACAGTTGTCAAGTATATTGATGGTGTTCTCAGGTCAATCAATAGTCGTGGTTGGGATATTAAAAACGCAATCGACTGGAAAAAGTTTGAAGCCGGAATGATGTAATGAGAGAGTGGATTGGATACTACAAAGATATATTATCAGATGAATTATCATCAAATCTTGCATTAAACTCTAAAGGTTGGAAACAATCAACATTTTCAAATGAAAAGGGTAATATTGGCTCAGAAGGTAGTTTAAAAAGAGTTGTAATGGACGAAACATATGTCAAAGAAAACATGACTTACTGGGTTGATTTAATTAATGCAACAAGAAAAGTAGTAAGTCTATATCAAAAAAAACACCCATACATGAAATACTTTAATCCAAATAGAACAACAGATTTTAAGATAAACAAATATGGTAAAGGTGGGTTTATGTCTGAACACGCAGANAATATTCANCATAGTCATGGACAACAATATGGTTATCCNTCAGCATCACTTTTGTTTTTTCTTAATGATGGATANAGAGGAGGAGAGATAGTAATTGCAGATAANGTTTATACACCTAAGAGAAACTCTGCGATTATATTTCCAGCTAACTTTATGTTTCCACATCATGTAAATAAAATAGAATTTGGTACAAGGTACAGTATAATAACATGGCTCATGTAATTATATCTAAAGTAAACGAAGTTCACCTTAAGGTAGAAACAGAACCAAGTATCGCAAGAGAACTTGCAGATTACTTTACCTTTGAAGTACCAGGCCATAAGTTTATGCCTGCATATCGTAATAAGATATGGGACGGTAAAATAAGATTATTTTCTACTGCGACTGGTAGAATATATGTTGGACTATTAGGATACCTAAAAAAGTTTTGTGATAGAAATGACATAGAGATAAATATAGAAGAAGGAGTTGAAGATGTTAAAGAAATTGGCAGACAAGTTGTGGAGGGATTTGTTAAATCTCTTAAACCTAAATCCAAAGGTAAATCTATTAAGTTGCGTGATTACCAAATTGATGCTATCGACTATGCTCTTAAGTCACATAGGGCTTTACTTGTTTCTCCTACTGCTTCAGGTAA